ATCATCAATCAATTTAACGATTGAGCAAATTGAAAATGTGAATTTGGATAGAAATAATGAAAATGATTTATTGAATCTTTTTAAAAGATCAACGATTTTTGATATTTCAAATGTTGCGAAACAAGTTTTGCCAGAAACAAATACTAAAATTTTATTCACAATAAATCAATCATTGCAAATAATTGATAAAGCTATTGATGAAACACTTAACTATTTAGATTATCTTTCTGAAGAACAAATTATCCTATTGAATAATATAAAGAATTCAGCATTTAAGAATACGGTTTCTTCATCTACTGACAACGAATTTTATAAATATATGTTTAACCAGCCTCAAGTCGTTGATACTTTAGCAAAAGATTTCATTGTATTCTGGAAAGATGTAAAAAAACTAAATAGTATATCAAAATAATCAATATTATCTTTCAGGTATATTTTAATTATCTCTTTATAGATTTAAATAATAATTACATTTAAATCCTTTTCTTGGTGAGAAGTCTGCAAAATCGCAGGTCTTAAATATCTGATGCTTGTTAGCCCATTGTGCAATATCCT